CGGAAGCGCCTTGTAGGCAGGCCCCGGCATCCAAGCGGTAGTGAAGGCCTTGCGCCATGGGGAAACAATAAACCCGCAAGAGCCCGGCCCAACGTGGGCACCGGGCGCGCTCATGTATTCGACTTTGTTGTTGATTAAGACAACGTGATGCCAAGCCTCAACCATCGGGTCGTACCAGTCACGGCACCAGCCATCGACCAAGTTGACGGTCTTTTTCCCGTCAGCTTCATTTGACTTCTTCAAGATGCCGTTGAAAATGATTTCGGCTTCGGAACGCTTCATCGGCGGCCACTCGCGGAATCGTCCGTCAAACGTGCCCAAGGGACCGCGTGCCAAGAGAAGCGAAGCCAGTTCGATTGGCTGGCAGTCAAACGATTTGCCGGGGCCGGGATCTGAAATAGACATGGCCATGACTGAGATTGCCCAGTCACGATAGGCCTCACCCGCTGCCTCATAAAAATTAGAACGTTCGATCTCGCCAAAGATTGCCGTGGCTTCGGCGTCAATCTCTTTGGCAAGCTGTTTCTTCTCGCCCTCGGATAAATCGTCTGTTGGTTCAAACTTCACCCAGCGCTCATGGCGGGGGGTGAACAGGTGAGTCATGTCAGACCCGAAGTCATCCACCGTATCTTGAAGCGTCGTATCAAACAGATCGTCTTCATCTTCTGGATTGCGGGCATTGGTAGTGATTGTTGAATTAACCCGGTTAGCTAAAGGACGGGCAAAGCGCAGACATTCGTTCAGCCAGACTTGAGCCGTGTTGCGATCTTGGCGGGCAGCGTTCAGCTTTTCGAGAACATATTTCTTGTCCACGGCTACCTCAAATCAGTGTAAAAATTATCGCCGCCAATACCGCCACCGCTACCGCCGCCGGTAAAGTTATCAAACAACCCGCCAGAACCACCACCGGCAGCGGCCGCCGCTTGAAGCGCAACCAGACCGCCCAAGATATTTCCTTGAGAACCACCTTGGCCCTTAACCAGCCCGAACCGGCGGGCGTATCTTTTGGTCAGAGTGTCGAGAACACTTTGCTGCGCGCCCAAATTCTCTTTGTCAGCTCGAGCAATCTCAGCATTGCGGGCGGCGACAACGGCCGGGTCTTCTTTTGGAGCCTTAGCTTTCATCATTTGGAATAGATTCCTGCGGGGAACGGGTGAACGCGGGCACCGCGCCTTCACGCACAAGATCACGGAAAAGGCCTATCGGTCGAAACGCACGGGACGAACTCCCCACCGCATGGGCCGAGAACGGAACACACCAAATCCCCAGTCTGGTTAGAAAATGCGGGCTCACTTGCCGCTTAACCCCCAGAAAAACCGCCCCCGCGCGCTGCATAATCAGCAACCAATGATCAAATTGGGCAGGGGTAAGCGCGTCCACCGTGATATTGCCCTGCGTACAGTCGGCAATGATCCACCGTTCGCAGATTGGGTCATACCAAAACGGGTGACAGTGGCGAAACCCCACCGGATTAAGAAGATCGGTCCAAAATTCCCGGCGATGTCGCCCTATAAACGCAACAAACGCATCGGTCATGCGCTTCTCCGATAGGCACCGGGACGATCACGGCGGAACACACGCGCTTGCACGCGGGTATCCATCGGCTTCTGGGCTCTACCCCCAAGCGTGACCTCGGAAACCTCTCCAGCCCCCGCTAATAGATACTGGAGCGCGTCCATCGGGTGCGAGGATTTGTTCTTGACCGGCTGATCAATCGTCACCATGCCGTCGCGGCCCGAGACTTGCTTCCATTTGTAGCCACCACCGAAGCCCGAGATCAACATACGGCACGACGAGTCCACCAATATCCCCGGAAAGCCACCAACCATGCGGGCCAAAATTGCATCCACCGTCTCAAGCCGTGCGGTTATGCGCAAACCAGCCATGGCTTCACGAACAAACAGCCCGTGCTGGCGGAAAATATCATAAGACGTCGAGTTGGTTGCATCATTGCCAAAGTCACCGGCAGGGTCGCCCCAGAACTTGATATGTTTCCAGTCCAGATTGGGAATACGGCGAATTAACTCCCGCTTGAGAGCAGGGGCAAACTCGCTCGAAGACACGTCCTCAAGATAATACTCACCCAGAATGTACCACCGGCGACCGTATTGTTGCCCCCAAACCGCAGCAGGCGTGCGCCCGAAGTCCAGACCCACCACCAATTCATGCTCGGGCTTATACTCCAAATGCTCTTTGGCAACGTGGATCTCTTTGTTCCAACCAGTATGCACGGGCTTACCCCCTCTCAGTGCGCCGGTGCGGTTCATACAAGTCATGTCGATGACTTCCTTTGAACGACCAGCAATCTTGTCCGGGTAATAATCCGGCGACAGAAACGCCAAATTGTCAGCCTCGGGATTTAAAACCCAATCAACCACAACCCCCGCAGAATCCTTGATCTCGACCAATGCAGGAGGCTGCACCAAGAAATTCCAATCAGACGGCTTTGCATGCTGGCGTTGCTGATCAGCCGAGAACCAATCAGGCATCGGCACATCCCCCCGCATGATCGGAACCCAATGGCTCTCATCAGCCGCGTTCATGTCCATGATCACACACGCATTGCGCGCCCCACCGACTAGCTGACCATTCACCCGCTTGCGCGATGGATAACGATCAATCCGCTCTTTGATCTCGGTAAACATCTCCAAGGTCACGAACTGGCCCTCGTTGATATACGCCCCCGTAAACTGCGTAGACTTCAACTTGCGAACATCGGCAATGTCATCCAGCGCCAAGAACACAAACTCAGCCCGGATATTCCCCACGCTCATCTTGAACGTCATCGGCGGCGTCTGGTTCAACAAACCCCAACCGTCTTCCTCGGGATACAATTCCAAGAAGTCTTTGAGAAGCGTCTTCAACTCCGGAGCAGTAGCACGGGTGATCAACCACCGGCTTTCCCGATAGCCCTCAACCACATATTGCTCAGCCGCCATAATCCCAAGACGCATCAACGCGGCTCTGGTCTTCCCAGATCCAACTGGTCCTTGGATAATGTCCACTTTGGCGCGCGAATGCAAAAACGCCTCAAGCGTCTTGCCATCGACCTGAGCATTCAACTGCGGCGTCTTGCCCGATCTATTTACTATCCGTCTGCCTGCCATGCCCAATCATCTCCCATCCACACAGCATTAACCCCGCACAACCATTCCCCAATAACAACCCAAACGCAATAATCTTGCATACCGGCTCGGGACACTTTGTAAAATCATTGCTCCAAACCTAACCACCGGCAACATAATCTTGCGTCAGATCCAAACAATCACGCAACAATCTTGCTACGGCATAGGGGTAAATTTACTGGGGAGCGCTAAAAATTTCTGGACTAGGGGTGAATTGTCTCAGGGGGGAAAAATTTAAGGGGCAGAACCAAAAGACCTAGCGGGGGAAAAATTTGTGAGGGATGCCCATACGTCTTTCACACTTCGCGTTTACCCCCCGCCCCCTTCGATATGCCATGACAAAACGGAAAGCCCTTTTAATAGGGAAGCCAGCCAGCCTTGAGGGGTAAAGCCAGCCCCATAGATAAGGGAAAATCATAGACGATTGCCAGTAAAACAGGGGGTTAAAGGGGATCAAAAGAGTCTCATAATGCATATTATGCGAATACCATTGAGTTACACTAACAGCCTAGTCAGTATCGGCTTGATCTATGTTATCCAATACATTCAACACATTAGAGCGCGTCGGTTGAATAGTGATGACTGGCATTTCATCCCGAGAAGGGGCTGGAAGATAGTTTATGATCACGTCACCATTGAGATTATTCGTTGTCGCCTTGTCGCCGCCTAAGTCGCCGGTGAGGGTTAGAAACGTTTTGATAGCCTCAATGCGAGCCCCATCTGACTTACTTTCCCGGACTATATCCAATAGAGTTTTCTTGCACAAATCTGCCCCGGATTGCAAGAATGTTGCGACTATATCCCGCTTTCTCGCAATAACATGCGGTCGCTTCAAGGCAATGGCCAAGCTATTAGGCGTGTAACCAGTTTGAATCGCGGCGTCTTTTACAGATAGCCCTTGTAGAACGATCAATTGAAGCGCGTCGTTCAATCGTGGGGCAATCCTTGTCTTAATTGCGCCTAATTCTGGCAAGCTATCCACTCTCATGATCTATTAAGCCCTTGTTACATACACGCTAGCGCGTGTTGCGTGATCATCCTGCAATGCTATCTACTCTTTCTTGTCGCTCTTATCTAGTTTTTTCATATCGGGCGATATTGGGGCTCATTCACCGGGCGGGATTGTTGCTGCAATTGGTTGCCATGGTGTGTTGACTAATGCAAATGGGGCTTGTATAT